GGTATTGGTGCGTTCCTTCGGTGTCCCTACTTCCGCCCATAAGGGTGAACGTCAGAATATTTATCAATTTTATTCTGTAACAAATGATACCATTTTAAAAACCTTCGCGTGAGAAAATTTTGGAGAAAAATTTTCCGACTATTTTGAAGATCACTTCCGCTTTTTGGCTTTAGGTGCCTCATAACCCCAAACTTTGGGATTGATTTTACCATAACCCCAATCAATACTACGAATCACATCACCCATACTATCATAGTACATATCAAAAAGATTTACTCTTTTTCCACAACGAGTCAGATCATAACAAACCTTACCATTCATCATATAAGTTACGATGTATGCATCTTTTGGAACATCAGTAACCTTTGCTTCTTCTAAAGTACAATTATGTTTGAGTATCTCACATCCGTAACGAGATCTTAATGATTCTCTTTCTTGTACAGTCCAAGTCTCTTGATCTTTTTCGGATGCCCTAGTCCTTTCTGTAGACATCTTTTTTTCTTGAATATTTTTTTCCATATTAATAAATTCAATTGGTATTATGTATCAGCCCCTATTTCCCCATCTAATATCTGGATAGGCTTCTGAAACAATTTCTTTTGTAAGTTTATACTTTTCGGTAAGTCTTTTATCTTTTACTAGGCAAACAATTTCTGCCTCAAGAGGATGAAGTCCTTGAAGAATATTAATGAACATTGTTTCTCTACGAAGAGAACTCAACGAATCATTACCACCTTTCAAAAAGTTATAAAACATTGTATATTCTTTACGAATAGTCGATCTACCCTGATCATTTGCACCAAGAGAATTAGATCCCATTTCTGCCATTTTACCGACAGCATCATCAATTTTTTGACTTAAAGTTCCGCTAAAAGAATTTTGTTCTCCAGTACTTGCATAAGGAACATCGCCTGGTGGAAGTAATGAAACAATACTCTCATCAAAGTTCCAAATCAAAATTGCCTTCAGTGAAGGATCCTCATATTTTTTCAGAACCTGAACTTTACCAGCATTGGATCTTTGTTTATTTGCAAGATTTAGAACCTCAAAAATAAACGGATTTATAGGTAGTTCTTCAATAACTGCTGGTGCTTTAGTAGCAGTCTTTGGTTTTGGTGATGCCACCTTTGCTTTAGTTTTTGCCGTTGTCGTTGCCATAGTGTAAAATCTATAATAATTTTTTAATTTTAAATGTTATTCTTCGTCTTCATCATCATAATCAAAATCACTATCAAAACGAAAAGCGATAACTTCGTCTGGAATTAGATTGCCGTGAGAATCAAACATTTCTGGATGTGGTCTAGGAATTTCTCGATAATTCATCATATATTCTCTAGCAACCCAACCTGTTACAATTCCGACTATAAAGAATAAAATTGTGATGAAAGAGCCGATTACTAAACTAGTTGCTAACATTTTTCTTTCTCCGAGAAACTACCTTTCTTTTTTTAGAATGAAAAGAAAATTCAAAGTAGATGGTAACTTCCCGATTCAGAAAGCAAACCATCTTTTCATAGATGATATGGAAGGGTTTGATCTGCTTTCCTTTTCCTCCATTAAGAATGAGTTCAACACCACGATTCATGTGGTCATTATTATTTAGGTTTCTATTAGACAAGATTCTGTTCTTTTAGAAATTTTACTGTATCTGTACATCCACCAATGTGCTTATCATCTGCAATCACTTGGGGGAATGTGGATCCTTCACCAAATTCTGCATAAAATTCTTCTCTGGTGAAGTCTTGGTCTAAATTATACACCACATACTGTAAATTTGTCAATTCCATAACGGTCTTTACTTTATCGCAATATGGGCATCCAGTCTTTGAATAGATTGTGAATTTCATTTTTTTCTTAAGATTTCATAATAATTTATATTAAAAATTGTCCTCGCTCCAGCATTCATTATAATACTGTTTTTGTTCATCATAAGGATAAGAACTCCACCCTTTCTTTTCCCATTCAAAATCAATTCCTGTTCTTGGGAATGATTTAAACATTGAAGACATTAATGATTTACTCATATCATAAGAATATCCCCAAGCAGGTGCATCATCATAAAGATATTTTTGTGGTTCTATAAGAAAGATTTTTACCTGCTCATCAAATTTTGAAGCATAATGTGCTCCAATATAAGTTTCACTGCGAATGAAATGATTATAATATTTTGCCAGATCATCTTTACCAATATTCACCCGATCAGTAAATCCATTCACTTCTAAAGGAATATCAAATAAATCAATCAAATCTTCAGTAGTTCCCCAAAAGATATGATCTCTTGGATGAAACAATAATGATGGATATATTCCAGCAGTAAAGATTTTATTTTTGGGTTTTTCAGAATTGAATTGATATGTTTTTTCTCTTCCAAGATTTTCCTTGAAAAATTCAAACATCTTTATCATACTATCATAAGTATATTTTTGATCTGTTCTCATTTTTGCAGAAAATCTAGTCTTAACTTTCTTAATTCCTTCAAATGAGGAAAGAATTTGAAGATTGCGATTGTCTGTTCCAAAAGAAGTTGGATAAGAGTTTCTTACAAATTTAAGTCGTTCAGAATCATACTCATTGGATTTATTGTCTTCCCAACAAGAGACAATAATATCATTAATGAATGGAAGTTTTAAATACTCATCAATGATTCTATCCGTATATTCATCATACTTTCCTTGTAAAACAATATCCATTGTTTCATTTTCAGAAAGAACATCTAGTCTTTCAATCAAGACAACATCTTTAAAAAGTTTTAGATTGTTATCGACTGCACCTTGATATTCAACAGATAATGAGTGATTGTATTTCAAATCCAATAGTATTTCTTTGGATTCTTCTGTTTTCCCCCACCACCATCCAGAAACTGCTTTCTCAAAAAGAAGTCCATAATATCCAGGATATTCAACATCTGTTTGAAGTGGTTGAGAATCAAAGTTAGAATACAGAAGTCCTTGATGAGCATAAATGTAAGCATCCTGCCACCACTGATTTCTTTCAGCAAAACGACTCAAAAGAAAATATGCTTCTGGTCGATCTGGCATCAGACATAATGCCTGCTGCAACATTGATTTAGCACTTCCATCACGAGTGCCTTGTTTATCGTAACAATGTGATCCTTTAATTAATGCTTCATATGCCAAATTAGAATCTTCTGCTCTCTCGGCACATCTTAAGAAGTATGAGAGTGCTGGTGCAGTATGCCCTTGAGAATTATACCAAACACCAAGATCAAAATTTACTTGAGCATTTTCAGGATTCTCTGCATAGGCAATAAGAAGTTTTTCTAAATCTGTAGTCACACTGATACCTAACAATTCTTCAACTGAAATATTACATCCAGTTTCCTTCCACCAGTTTAGCACATTTTGATAACTTTCGCTATGATATTCTTTAATACCTTGTTCTGGATTTGCTGGAACAAAGAATGTAGATTTAAAGTCTTGCTTCTCAACAAAAAGATCTACAACATAAACCTTTCCTAAACCATAGAACAATACATTCTCTGGCATTGGATAAAAATTAGTTTGAGGAATATCAAGTTTAAATTCATCTTCAATACAATGCCGATCAATTATTTTTTTAGCATAATCTCTTTTCAAAATATAAGCAGTCACAGACCAATCATACATTGATCTTTCTCTCAATTCAAAATTTTCTTGAGATGGACGAATGGAACATAACTGAATACACTCTGCATCATCGGGAATATTTTCAATAAATTCTTTCCAAGTAAAATTCCAATAAGAAACAGTCTCTAAAGAAAGATCATCCTCACAGAAGAAGGCATACTCTTCATCAGTTTCCTCATACCATCTTTTAATCATCTTCAGGTGAGAGATCACACATCCTGTGGTTCCATCATCAAGAATATGAAGATTCTCTCCAGACACCTTATCATCACATTCACAAAATCTTTTTGAAATTAATGAATTTAATTTTGTAATTCCATAGTCAGAAAACTCTGCGTGTAAATTTTTCTGCCGATCTATACTTTCTTCTAGACTTATATAATGAACAGATGGAAATTCTTCAAGTTGATTTTTCATTTTTGCTGAATATAAACGTTCATCAATTTCTTTAATGTTCCATACTGTTTTTGGTTTTACATACGATTCAGTAATTTCTCCAATTATTTTTTTATTCTCTTCAATGTGTTTGAGTGACAATGCATATTCCATTTGCCATTCTAGTTCGTCTCCAGAATATTGCTGCTTTAAATTCTTCTTAAGTCTTTTTTCAATAGAAGAATTGATTCGTTTAAAGTTTTCAGTTCGCTTCTTATCGGGATGAGGAATATGAAATACACAATTCTCAAATCCTATTTTTTGATGAGTCAGTCCCAGAAGTTCTAGTCTTTGATAGATCTCATCATCTTCATAGGCATAAAAATCACCGAGTGCTTCATTGTATCCACCAACTCTTAAAAGATTTTCTCTCTTAATATACAAAAGTCCAGTTACATATTTGTAATATGGACTATAGGATTTATAGTATTTGTCTAACTCTGGAGCACTCATCAAATCCTTATTGATACAATAAGAACCAGATTCATCATCATAATATTCTGGACTATGATAATTTAATTTTCCCGTTACAAAAGAATTTTCATCAACAATATAATTCTCAAAGAAATTGTAATAAGGATTTAAAACATAATCAGTATCCATCTTTAGAATATAATCGCCTGTTGCAAATTTAATTCCAAGATTTAATGGTTGTGGTTGATTAAAATAGTTTTGATTTTCAACTCTAACAACTTCAATTCTAGAATCCAATTTCACTAAATCCTGAAGAGATTGATTGGAACTCCAATCAACAATCACAATTTGAGTAATTTCTTTGAATTGCAACCAAGAATTCAAAGAAATATAAAGTGCTTCACTACGATTCTTACAGGCACATACTATAGAAATACTCATATCTTATATAAAAAAGGAAAGTCTGTGCAGATTCCATAAACATTTCTTATATATTCTGACTTCTCTGGATGAAGTTCTGGCATCACAACTACTGATTTCTTATAAGCTTGAATGCCAGGATAAACCCATCCAATTCCTCTATTGGTTAAAGTATATTGATCTGTTTCGTGCCAGAAATAATGAAACGATTTGTCAGAAAGAAAATTTAATGCTTCTACATTTTTACAATGTATCCATAAGTGATCGCTCAATTCATAGAGATCTTTTAAATTAATTTCATATTGAGGTTCATCGTGCCCTAACATCAATTTACCTTCAATCAAACGTAAATCAATTTCAACATCAAATTTTTTTTCAATGCATCGGTAAATTTGTTGAAGAGTATTTTCAGTGGTGGGATTTGGTCCTTCCAGATTTCCCCTATGTGCGATTATTTTCATTGAAATATAAATTGTTTTACAAATTCTTTTGAAGCACGAAGCAGATATGCAGCATTATCCTGAAATCCAAAGGTCATTAGGAAATCATTTTTATATTCACACATACCCACAGCAAACTCAACCTCTCCACTCATAAAAGAAAACTGTGGAGATACCTTTACAATGTTCCAATCATTATCCCATACTACAAATCTGTGTCGATAGGTGCCATCTTTTCTGTCCTGATCACTTCTAAACAGATATGTTTCGTGACACAGTGCAAAACGATACTCATCATTTAATTTAATCACTTGTGATCCTCCTCGCAAATCAACACAACCAAGATCTAACCATCCTCTAGTTGCAACACTCGTTGTTGTATGATTCTCAATATCATAATAGACAATATCAGTTCCATTAGTCCATTTCACAAAGTGATATGGCATATCAAGAATTGGCATCCAGTTCTTATTGCAATATTCATCATCGGCACCTGGAGCAGGAATACGAACTCTGGAGATTTCTTTAATAGAATTCTCTTCAATCTCAATTTCAGACAGTTCCATTCTTCCCTGTCCATTCGTGGTAGTATCTCTTCTCACTCCACAAAGATAAAGTTTCTCATTCCAACGAATAATACGAGCATCTTCTAGACCAACAAATTCCCAGAGTGGTGGTTGATCCAAAGCACTTGTATCAACTTTATGATACTTCTTAATGTAAAGATTTTTATTCATCTCACAAAGAATATTCCAAGTTCTTAATTTTATGTCATTCTCGGGATGAATATAAACTAATGGTCCCCAATGATGCTCAAACTTTTTCTTTTCAGAGTGATATAAAGTATAATTGATATTTCTCAAATTTACAAGAATTTTACCATTATCATTATAAATTGAGGGATTGGTGAGCGATGGTCCATCAAGATCATTAATTGGAACAACTAAAGGATGAATACTCCCACCATCCTTTAATGCAAGTTGAACAAAGTTATTCATTTATTTACAATAATCAAAAGAATGATTCACATAGGGTCCAGATGCATTTACATAGTGAAAGAAGATTTGATGATGATAGGTATCATCTTTCTTAAAGATTCTTTGAAAACGATTGTATCTTGATTGTAATGGATCCCTCCAGTGTTCACGTTCACATCCTTTATAGATTACTGCATCACCATTTTTCATATT